GAGCCTCATCCTGCTCCATTGACCCAGACCATATTCCTCTTGCCTGCTTATAATTTGGCAGTGAATCAAGAACGTTATTTGTAAGCGCCTTGCGTGCGTCACCTATGTTTTTTGCTGCATTTGTATTTCCGGCTCGTGCTTGCGCGCTCTCCATGTCATAAAGCGCCATCTTCGCATAGTGCAGTTTTTCCGCTTCTGTCAATTTCCCAGCACTGAATGATGACCCTATAAGATTTGGATCTGGATTTCTTGCAACTCGACTTAGATCATTGGCCGCATATTCTCCTGCCTTAGCATAAGCCTCCTTGAAAACAGGCAGAGCCTGCAGCTTTTTCAACTCTTCAGTTTGCGGAACATTTGATTTAAGCGCTTGCTCGTACAAAGGCCCGGCCTGTGCAGCTCTTTCACGTGCATTTTTCTCTAGCGCAATAGCAGCATCATCGCCACTAACGCCGCCGAGTTGATGAGAAAGTATCTTAATTGTCTCGCCGAACTGTCCTTTTTGTCGATTACCAACCAAAGCACGTGCGGCCTCTTTTGTGGGGCCAATCTGATCAACAGCAGTTTTTGCCCCAGACAAAAGATTTTCAGATAGATCGGCCAGCGTAGCCTGTGGCCCCAATTGCTCATATCTTGTTGCAATTTCATCAGGAGTAAATCCGGTTTCTTTGGCTAATTGCTGCACGTAAGTAGCCGCTTTTTCAGCGTTGCTTTTGAAGTATCTGTCCGCTATGTTCGCAGAAATCGCTTTGATGCCTCTGCCAACTCCTACTAGCGCCGGGGTGATTGCCCCTCCAGTTGCTGCGCCTGTTATCCCTCCAGTTACAGCTCCTTTGGCGGTATTTGCAGCGGATTCTGTTAGGCTATTGCCTCCTTCCGATGTTCCAGCGCCATAAATTGCACCAATTTTTCCTCCCTGAATTGCTCCTTGTTTTGCAACCTGACCAATCGTTCCGGCGCTGCCCATTGCGCCGCCTCCAGTCAGCCCAGCAGTAACAACCCCGCCGCCTATTTCTGCTGCTAGTGCAGTTTTTGGATTTTCGTCAACAAATTGCGCTTGATTTAACGCCTCGCTGCCTTTTATGTCCCTGTAAATTCCACCAACATCCTCGCCGGAAGGTATCTCTTTTTTGTCAATTATTTGCTTCCCTGCCGCTATTGCAGTTGCAACGCCTGCAGCGGCCTCGTCTCCCCATCCAAGCAATGCCCCCTGCAAAATGGATCTACCAAGGCCTCTCGAATACTCGGGAAGTTTAAGTTTTGATTTTGGCTTTTGATCATCCCATTGGATAGCATGATCTGGTATGTCTATAGCAGAAGAAACCGGCATTGCGACTGACTGCTGCTCGTCGTCCCACTGTATTTCGCTATCCGGGATATTATTCGGCATATTCTTTAGTCCCGTCACTGTACTGCACCACTTTGCGACCGTTTACCGTTCCTGTTCTGACTACCTGCCTGCTAGCTGGCGGCGGTGCGCTGCCTTCCATCCATGCTGGCCCTGCCGAATTTTTAAGCCCAGCAATAGCGGTCTCCCTGTTTTGTGCTTTTTGTGCCAATACATCAGGAGAATCGCCAGGCTGCGCGAAATACTGCTTTGTGCCAGTTGCTATTTCAGATGGAGCAATAGTTGCCCCAGATTCTTTACGCAGAACAGCCATCAAAAAGTTTAGCTGGGCCTGATCTACTTGCTGTTCTTTTGGGGTTAGTTTTGCATTTGCCGCCATTTCAGCAGCCCCACCAACTAGCGGAATGTTCCCAGCGCCACGCTTGGCTGCTATTGAAACAGGGCTATAGTCAGTCCCAACCCCAGATAGAGCTTCATCTGCTTGTTGCGCCCTTAGTCCGTAAGTAGCAGAGTTTGATTGGTCAAGCGTAAACGCTTTCTGGCTTGGCTGCGCAACCGCTTTCCTAAACGATGCAGGAGGTTGCTGCGCTGGAGTTCCAGTTGGGGCAGGCTGACCAGGTGGCATCGTGCCTGAGTCTGGCATCATCATAGGGATAGGTGGCTCATCTGGAGCGTTCACGTTCTTAGTGTACGCATTGCCTTGCGCGTCATAGATGATTGTGTACTTAGTTTTATCGCCCCCATCACCACGCGCTGCCGCATTGCTTTCCATCGCTCTGTGATGCCTTACATCTTCCTCAAATCCCATTTGACGATATTGATTTGCAAGCTGCTTCTCTAGCGACTGTCCCTGTGCAATATACGTTCGTACTTTTATTGGATCATAGCTTTCGCCTAGATCACCACCAGTTGTATCAAAAAACTCTTTCCTGACCTGCTGCCAGTTTTCAGGCGTTGCGCCACTTAAAAGTTGACCGCCATATGTCAATTTAGCTGATGCCGCTTCTATTCTGTTTTTTGCCTCAAGTGCATCAGCCTGTTTTGCCTGCGCTGCCGTTTTCTGCTGATCAGATTTCAGCTGCTCAATCTTGAATCGGGTATTGAAGTCAACTCCGCTAGTATCCATCTTGTTAATGTCACCCCCGGCCAACTGATACGCCCTGTCCAGCTTTGTCTGCATGTCTGTTTCTTGCTGAAACATGGCGTTTTGCAAATTTGCGCGCTTAACCTGTGCGGCCTGTGCAGCAGCATCGAGCGGATTCATAAATTGCGCAGTCTTAATCCCCATCAAGATATTAGGGTCAGCCATTAGTAGCGCCTCTCGATGTTGCTGTTTTCAGGGTTATATGCGAACGATCCCATCAGCGCGTTGCCCATTTGCTGAAATCCAGACTGCCGCATGTTGTTGCTAGCTATTGATCGGCTTGCGTTAATGTCGCCGATGTTATTAAACGTCTGATTCGCCTGCTGGCCTTGATTGACCGCTATTTGACCAGTTGCACCTGCTGCACGCATGCCGTTATCAATAACACCTGACAGTCGGTTGAATCTGTTTGTCTTATTGGTAGTGTCGCGGTTGTACGCATTGCCGTACTCATTGCTTCCGAATACTTGGCCATACCGCTGCATGGCTTTCATCGCAGCACCGGATAGCAGTCCTCCCTGCGCTGCCGCAGAGCCTTGCACAGCTTTTGCGCCCTCGTCGAGACGGAATTGATACCCGGGATCTTTTACAAAATCCTCATTGGTAAAATCACGCATCAAATTTCCGTAACCCGCATTTGCACCGGACGATGATGCATCACGCTTACGGAAAAAGTCGCCGTTTACATTTCCACCAGCTTCCAGCCGTTTCTGGTACACATTCCATGCGCCTTCTTTGTCGATTTTTGCCGACAATTCAGCAAGGCGATTCTGCACAATCTGATCAGTTTTTGCAGGATTTTTAGCGTTCTTGCGCTGGTCGCGAATGTTTTGCTCTGCCAGCGTTAGCGCGTACTGCTTAAACTGTTCCGGATCAAAATCCGTCCTTGTATGCGCGTATGCCGTTGGATCTCCAAATCCAAGCTGGTACATCAATTCGTTTTGTGCGTCCTTTCCACCAACGCGATACGGTTGCAGCATCTTTTCTGCGCGCTGGCTTGCTTTGCCACTTGCCATCAGGCCATACAACGCTCCTTCTTTCTGCGCTTTTGCAGCATCAGACAACGCGCTATCTGATCCGGCACCCATTACGCCGCCGATTATGCCTCCAGCTAATGCGCCCCACGGCCCGCCAGAAGCAAATCCCGTTGCTGCGCCGCTTACCGCCCCGCCAATTGCGCCATCGTTTGCCATATTATTCGCTCACTACAAAAGTAATAGGTGCAAGGTTTATCAGTGACTGCAAAGCTAGTTCTCGCTTTTGAATCCATCTACCCTCTACTGCCTGCGCCAAATCGTCACGCCCATAGGATAACAATAGCTCGTTAGCAACTCCGTAATGCAGCGCGCCAATAAGGATTTTTGGAACATTGGGAGATGAAAATTGCGCGCTATCCGCTATCAGTCTCTGATACTGCAGCGTCAATGCCGGATTAACCGCAGGCTCAGGATACAGATAACAAGTGCCGGCAGGGTCAATATAAAAATGGGTAGTTGTTCCTACTGGAGACGTGTCTTTTAACGTCATCCAGTACGGATGCGTCATTTGATCAAGCTGGACTCTAGATCCGGAAACGCTAGACCACATTGACGGATTTGAATAATAATCTGCGGGAAGCGTTACAGTGTTACCGCTCGTCCATGTCAGTGATGCTTCTGCAGTCAATGCAGGCCAGACATAGCCGCGCAAAGGCAATTCCTGCAAAACAATATCCAGCGCATTGAGCGCCGTCGTCATGTCTACAGCAGTTGGCGTTTCATCCGGGGCAACTACGCCCAGAATCAATAACGCCTCTTTGCATATCTTTCCTGCGGTTTCTGTCCAGCTCGTCGTCAAATCGCCTCCAGCGTGTAGTGCAGCATTGGCCGGTTAATATCCTCGCGGATATTCTCGCCAGTCTTGTGATCACGATAAACGCGAGTAGACTGGTGTACGGCATCCTTTACTACACTCACAAAATTCTCGTCAATTTCTTTGTAAATTCCACGTGGAAATACCATCTTGTTGAAGTTATGAATAATCTCAACATCTGACTTATTGCCGTCCGTTTCGTGGAACATGATTTTGTACATCTTCAAAGGCTTTTCGCCCTTGCGTTTTCGTACATTGTTTGCACTTTCGATAACTTCGCCTTCTAATGCTTTTACTTCTAATTCGTCAGTCATGGGAACCCCAGATAGTTGACATTACAAAAATAGGGGGAGAGTAACCTCCCCCGTCTTACTTACAGCTCGCATTCCAGTACGTAGACTTTAGACGCGACCATAGTGGTAGCGGTAAAAGTCACAGTGTCACCAGATACAGCGACTCCGTTTGTAGTTTCCAGCGTTACAGTGCCGTTAGCTACAGTGTGCAAAGAGCTGGCAGAAGCCATGCCTTCAAACCACACATCACTGATACGGTCAGTCAGATTGTGCAGCGTTACCTTGCGAGGCGTAAATCCAATGCCGGTAAAGGTTGTTGCAGCAGCAGTAGCTGAACTAGTTGAAAAGTAGTTGATGTACTTGCCGTATACGCCGTTTGATTGCGTTACAACTGTTGTCGAAATTGCCATGATGTAAACCCTCGAAAAAGTTGCCCCATTTTACAGGGGCATGATTGGTTACGCAGTAGCCAGTGATTCCAGACGGATCATCCAGCTTTGGTTCAGAATGGCAGTCGTGGTATACGCCTTCCAGCCGATAGAACCACGCTGGTCAAGCGGATCGCTTGCGCCTGCATTGCCTACCTGCTTGATGATGGTCTTCAATGCGTTTCCAGCCAGATCAATGACGCCGTATGCATTGGCAGCAAAGATCAAAGTCGCGTAAACGTCATTTGAACCTGCACCCGTTGCTTTGTAGCCAGAAGTCGTAGCCGTGGTTGCGTTTGTCCAGATTTTCGCGTTAGTGGAAGTCACGAATCGGATGTTTTTGTAAGAACCAACTTCGTTCTCCATCACATCCATGCCCGAGCTGTAATCTGACACTGACTTGTACCCGGTCACAGAGTTATCAAGGTCAAACTCAACGTCTGGATGGATAACGGCAACGTAAGCCTTGCGAACCGCTGACGTAGCAATCTTGTTCGACGCTGAAATCTCGTCACGCAAGAACTTTGCATTCTGACCATTCAGGAACCGGATAGCCTTATCCAGATCGGTAGAGCTGATCTTGTTAACCAGCGCCAAACGGTTTGCCACGGCGGAAGCATAGGCAACGTTAGTTCCGGCCACCAACACATCACGACGAACCTGGTCGATTGAAGTGCCTGCCTGGTCACCCAGCACGCCGGACATTTCGGTAATGTACGGGTCTAGGGTAGTCAGTTGCAGCAGATCCGTGTGCGTAACATAGTTACCGTACCCGTAAACGGTGGCTGTAATGTCTGTTACTGATTCGCTGGATCCAGCAGGCGTCACGCCTTCTTGCAAAGGTGTTGTAGCTGCTGACAGTTGATCATAACGACGGAATTTTACTGCTGTTCCGTTGCCTTGCGGCAAAGGTCGTTTCTGACCAAATCGACCATGAACATCTGCAGGCTGTGCGCGTGCCAGCATGTTTCTGTCATAGAAATAGTTTACTGCTTGTGTGATTGTGCTGGTTGTATTACCGGCCATGAGAATTTACCTCTATCGTTGTCCCATTGCGATCTTTCGCGCTTCTCGCGCTATTTCATCGTCGGACATATTTTGAAATTTGCGCAGCATGTCATCGTCAGCAGTGGATGGCTTGATTGATTGCCGTCCACCGCCAGTCGGTACACTTGCCGCGCTTCGTTTTGTTTCGGCTCGTGCGTTCTGCTGTGCAGATTGCGCGCTTGCCATTGCTCGTTGACGTATCTCGGTATTGATTTCACGTATTGCGATAATTGGATTTGCCCAATCGACATTCTGCGCCCGATTTTCCAGTGATTGCATAAACGAGTCATCATTCAGCAAATCATCAATATCAGGGATAGCAGCTCTTACCGTGTTCTGCCACATATCTCGTGACTGATCGGCAGTTTCGCGTTGTCTTGCATAGTCGTCGGCCTGAACATAACGTACAGCATCAGCAAGGTCAGGATTCGCGTCGAGTATTTGCGGTCTTGCCGCAGCTCGCTGCGCGTCTTCCTGCTCCTTGCGATACCTTGCCACTTCCTGAGCGTTGCGCGTTCCCCATGCCTTTGTGTCACGCAGTGCCTTTTCAGCAGCTTCTAGACGCGCCTTGATCTGTTCAAGCGTTTCGCCTTCCGGCTCTGCGCTGTCATCGGTTTCACGCGTTTCAGTGGATTGATCGTTCGACGCTGCCGCCGGTTGATCGTCAACCACTTCTGCTGCAACTTCCGTGGCTTTCTCAGCCTCGGCACGCAGCTCGTCTAATGTCATGTCTTCCAGTCGCTTTTCGGTCATTTAACACCTTCGTGGATCGCTTTCGCGGTAGCCCAAAAACACGCCGAGCCTAGTCAGGTAATTCGGCTTTTATTGCGTCTAGCTCCTGTTTCAGAACTGTCGGCAAATCTCGCAAATCACGCAAAGCCTTGATCTTGCCTCGCGTTTCTTCATTATTTTGTGCAATCAGGGACATAATCAGCCCGTCAATATGACTGTCAATCTCCCTGGCGACATGGTCCCAATTTGGGGAAACAGACCCTATAAATCGCTCTAACTGTAAAATTCTATCATGCATATTCGCAAATATACCTAGTTGTCAAAAATAGTCAATATGTGCTAGTCATGATTACTCATCGTTCTATCTATAAACAGCCCAATAATCTTGATTATGTCAATGTCATCGCGTAGCAGCTTCCCCATATCCCATGATTCTGCTCTGCCCCATCCACCGCTACCCCCTGAATCCGGCAGTTTTACGCGCGGTATCTGGAAAGCATTGCACTGAAACGCACCAGATTGAAACGCCATTAGGTAGCACTCACCGCCCTAGCCTGGATGCCTGAGAATCGACAGGAAACGAACGTATCATTGGTATCGGTTGTCGCTTCGAACCACAAACAGGATTTTTCACCGATAACAAACGGTTGCGGGGTGTTGATAATCACTGAATTTTCTGCGGATGTGTCAATTAGCTGGTTGAATACGTTGTACTTGGCAGCACTCACGGCAGAATATACCCACCCCTTAATCCGAACCTTTGGAGATGCACCGCCACCAGTCTTTTCAGCATTGAGCGCGAGAAAGTCTGTCAAAAGCGTGTGTGACGCAAAGGTAAAGAATATCGCTTGTTGCGTTGTACCATCGCCCGCTGGCATTTGAGCCTGTATCGCCCCGCCCGTGACCGCTGTAGCCGTGATTGCCCCGACATTATTGAGCGATGTGCCAGCAAGGTATACAGATATGCGGTTAATGCCTAGCCACGTAGTCGAAGTAACTACAGGGGTAGTACCGTCTAGCGTTACTACCTCGGTCTGCTCTGCTCTGTTTGCATCCACGCCATAGATAACAACAGACCTCGCGCCCGTTCCGGCGCTATCGTCTTCAATAGACGTTGATACAATCGACAGAGTGCTTGCCGTTGTCAGTGGCGTAAAAGTTCCACCGAATGACGCAATTATCTCAGTGCCGGAATCCACATCAGCGTTATAGCCAAACTTGTTCCACGTTGTATAGCCTTGCCTGCGACCTAGTGCGACTTCATAGTTAAACGATGTAGGTCTGACCACGCTAGCATCGTAATCCTGCGATAACGTAGAATCAGTCGGAGCGTTTAGCTGCCCACGGTTTCCAATCATTGATTGCAGTCTTAAATATGTCTGATTCGCGCCGCTATCATTCGTAAAAACAACACGCGCATACTTGCGGCAATTCTTGAACACATGAGGCGGCTCAATCTGCCCTGTTCTGTAATAGCGTGTTAGTGTACTGTCTACATTGCTGGCATCGGGCGAATACTGAACGCTGTATGTGCCGTTCTGGTCTGTCTTGACCGTTACCGAAAAGTCAGTGAAGGCGGATACATCTATCCATGTGCCTGTAAATACGGCAGCGTTATTGAGTGGTGTTGTTGAGCTATTGCCAGCATCGACAAAGCCCTGATTGCGTAGAATCGTCATAGTACCATCCAGTTAGATCCGTCAGATTGCAGAGTCAGTGCTTCATAAAGCGACAGCTGGAAAGTCTGCACGTCGTCAATGTATTGGCTTGCCGTCGTCGCTACTGTCAAAACGGCAGAGTTGCCAGACTTGATAAAGTACACCTTGCCAGATATGCCAACAGCAGTGGGTAGCGTAACAGTGTAATCGGTTGATCCATTGCATTTAACAGTCGAGTCAGTCGCCAGCACCGAATATGTGCCGG